GTTATCACGCAGGGATTTACCCGTTTCCTTGCTGATCTCGCCAGCCAGACCACGCCCGTCAATGTTCTTACTGATGTATTTCGCGATGTAGCTTGTTGGCGTACCTTTGCGCGGGTTTATCAGCTCAGATTTAAAGCGTGGACCAGTGTTATTACCCAGTTCCTCGCGGTCTTCACGGATGGCAAACTTACGCAACAATGCAGTAATGGCGCGGCGGTCTTTTTTGCGCATGAAACACAACAGGTGCCAGTGAACTGTACCGTCATGATGCGGCTCAGCCACCCGCACGCCATACCAGCGCAACCCGGCTTTGTGCATCGCCTTACGAAATGCAGCAAACATGCCGACCAGATAATCGCTGCTTTGTCTTACCGTCGCATTTGTCCAGGTTGGGTTTGGTCTGCCGTTATTGAGCGTAGAATGGAAACGTGACGGACAGGTAATGGTGTAGAAAACGGCGCAGTCACCGCGCATTTCCGCGATAAGCTCCAGACCTTTAACACAGGCCATCATCTCATTGCGGCGGTGCGCCGGGTTGCTGCTGCTGGCGTTTACCACGTCTTCCATATCCAGCGTGTCGCCCTCTTCGTTCACCAGTTCATGAGAACGGAAAAACTCCAGTGACTTGCGGCGCTGCTCACGTTTATGCATCACGGCTTCATAGCTGACATAGGGAGATGCTTTTTTGCTGACCAGGCAGACAGCACGCAACTGCTCTTCCCGCCATTCGCAACGCATTTTCCATAATTTCCGGTACCACCAGTCGGCGCACAACATACGCGCCAGCGAACCCGGAATGAGTTCATAGGGCACGGGTTTACGGCGGTTTCTTTTCCGACGGAGTTGCTCAAACGCAGGCGGGATGACATCCAGACGCAGGGTTTCCGCTGCCACCTTTTCCCATGTCTTGCGGATTTCTTCTGGCTTAACGTCATCGGTGGCATACAAATCACCACAAGCTGCGTCAAGGCACATGCTCATATGCGCAGCGACAAGGGTAGACAGGCGTTTCACCTGATCCTGACTCATTTCAGGCAGAATCAGCAGGCCGTCCAGCCCTACATGGCTTGCCATAAAACGAAAAGATGCAGATAGCTGGCTGTCGCGTACATGCTCCAGTCGTTCCAGACATGGCTTAATCGTCTCACGTAAATAGCGGGAATAAGCCTTTGGCCTGCCCAGGCTGCTGAAGTATTCAATACGTTGCATCAGCGGCTTGCTGATATGGGAGGGCTGGGCGCTGACGTCTGCCAGAATGACCATGTCCGGGTTAAAACGCTGCTGCTCATGCGCCAACTTTGCCCGGCTAATGAGCTTATCCTGCTCCATTTCGCGCTGGACAGGATCACGGGATTCATTAAAGAAATAACGCTCCCAGACCTGATCACTCAGTGCCTCGCGGCGCAGTTGTTCCTGCTCGTTATCGGTAGCGTACAGAGTGATCAGGTTTGAAAGCGCAGAAACCGGCGCAACTTCCGCCGGGTCCAGATAAGGGTTAATGGCCTTTTTCGGGCCGTTCCATGAAAATGCTGCAGCGGCCTCGTTAAAGCCGCTAGAGTCGCTCATATCGGCATGACTCATACACGCACCTCGTACACAGCAGAACTATCCACGCCACGCGAAGGATCAAATCCCACCCAGCAGCGCGCCCCGGAAACAGCAATGATTTCTGTTGCAGATTTACTCTCGCCAGCCGACACGCCGATGCTGCGTTTTGCCTTGATGTAGTGGTGAGTGAAATTGCGATACAGCGAACGGATCAGGGATGTGTCACTGTTAGAAACAATGACCGGATGTCCTTCAGATGCTCGATGTTCAAGAACGGATGCCAGGTGATACTGGTCATCTTCAGTGAAACCATCAGTGTGATAGCCGGAAAACGTACCGTCATAAGGCGGATCGCAATACACCACATCCCGCGCCTTCAACATCGCCAGCGTTTCATCAAAGCTCGCGCAGATAAACGTTGCCCGCGGGGCTTTCTCTGCAAATGCGCGAATTTCTTTTTCAGGGAAATACGGATTTTTATAATTACCGTAGGGAATGTTGAAATGCCCGCTCTTGTTATAGCGACATAAACCACGGTAACCGTGACGATTGAGATACAGGAAATATATCGCCTTCATGAAATCAGTAATTTCAGTTGAGTAATTAAACTCCTGTCTTATGTTGTAATAAGCCAGCTCACTGTTTGCTTCCTCAAATAAAACTCTGGCACGAGATATAAACGCTTCGCAATCAGCGGCAATCTTTTTATAGAGGTTGATTAAATCAGGATTAATATCCGCAACCAGATAGCTGGGGTAATCCGTCGCCATCATCACAGCACAAGAACCCGCGAAAGGTTCAACCAGTCGCGGGCCAGCAGGAAGGTATTTTTTCAGTTCGGACATAATGGCGGTTTTATTTCCCGCCCATTTCAGGATGGTGCTCATACAGCACCTCCGTTGTAATGTTTACCTTTCAGCTCTGCGATTTCCTGGCAGGTAATGCAAAGCTGCACTCCTAGAATGGCGCGGCGGCGTGCTGGCGGAATTGGCGCTTCACATTCAATACAAAGCACGCGAGACACGCCCGGTGTTTTGGCACGGGCAGCACGGATATGGCGCTGGCGTTCTTCTTCAACGCGCTGCTGTACGAGATCCATTGCATCAGCCATTAGTGGATCTCCTGCGCTTCGTTCTGGATTGCTTCAGCGGTCACACGCAGCAGTTCTGCCGCTTCGACGTGGTTTAGCTGGCGGGATGTGATATGACACGCCAGGCGATCAAGGCGAGCTGCCATTGCTTCAGCCCTTGCCCGGCGTTCTTCCAGACGAGCCTCTGTCAGTAAAATATTAAGCCCTGCATCATCCGGTCCGGTTTTAGTCGTGAGGGTTTCAATATTACGCATAATCAATTCTCCTGAATTTAGATAAAGGGATACCCGGCGGGTTTACGCCATTAATTTCATTAGTTGGTTAATTCGGCATGGTTAGCCGTCTGGGAAATAAGCTCACCACTGCACGAAAATGATTCATTGCTTTAATCAGCTCCCGCTTTTCGTCAGTGGTCAGCTCATTAATGCTGATGCTATGACGTTCAGCCGGAATTTTTGCCATAAAGAATATAGCAGCCAGTGCCCGTTTATTTTGTTCATTATTGATATCCCGTGGATCACGCATATCTTTAATAAACCGCTCAAGCTCTGACTCAATATTCAGGCCAAAAACTTTTGCCCTTAATTCCGCTATGTGATTAAGTCCACTCAGGCGTTCACCGGGGCTTAATGGAACAGTCGCCGCAGCGCCTTCAATAGCCATTTGTTCCCCCGTTTTTTCGTAGATAGTTCTGCCAGCAATTCATCTTGTGAACGGCACGGATGCCAGCGTTTACCATCCTCCCCCATGATCCAGCCGTGACCGTAGTGCATTGCCGGACTTTGTTTTACCAGCAGCGATGCAAATGATGGTTCTTTCGTCAGCATAAGCACCTCACAGCAAACCGAATGAAGCACCGAGGCCAGTCACGGTATCAACTGCACTCGCCATCGCAGGATTAGCCTGTAAACGGGCCTGCAATGAAACAGCAGCCAGCGCCATCAGTCGTGTTACAGAGTTAATGCTGCTGATCGCATCACGACGGCCTGCACTGGTTTTTACATCGCCAGAAACCGCACCTGCCGCGACACGTCCTATCTCTGCAGTTGCACTCATGACGTAATGCGGCAGTTTCTCTTTTGCCACCTCATTAATCGGAACACATGGCAGACAATGAATCTGTGCCAGAAAACCATCTACCAGTGTTGAGTCCTCAGTCAGATCGGTAAGCAGCCAGATGTCTGGTGCGGTTAATAAATGAGGTTGAGCTGGGTTCAGCTTGTTCCGCAGAATCTGCACATTCATGCCTGCACGTTCTGCCAGTTGCACCAGGTTGTGGCGCAGTGCGAATGCACGACAGGCTTCATCAAAATGTGGATGTTTGGAAACTTGGTAATCAAACATGGTCAATGCCTCTGATGTATTTCAGAATCGAACTAATTAAGGTTTAGATTGCATTCTGAAAGCGCATCAACGGTCATGGCTGCTATGTTGATCATCACTTTTTCGCGTTTTTTATCTTTGCGCAGACGGTGACGGATAAGGCGTCCGTCAGCCAACATGTCATTGATGGTATCGATGGACAGCCCTGTCAGCTCGCTATAGCGTTCAATAGTCACATGAGGCGTGGTAAGAGTGATTGAAATGTTAGGTCTCATGATGCAACATTCCTCGTTTAATGATGATTAATCAGGACGAATACGGATCGTTTGTATTTTGTGAACATCATAAACATACGATCGCACAGTGAAATCGTCAAGATAAAAGTTCACTTGGAGTGACCATGAATTTGGAGAAAGGCGGACGAGGCGCTATAGAGCGCATGGTAGAAGCTTATGGATTCAAAACTCGACAGGCGTTGTGCGATCATTTAGGAATCTCTAAAAGTACACTCGCCACACGCTACATGCGTGACTCATTCCCAGCAGAATGGGTAATCCAGTGCGCCCTTGAAACGGGCACCTCGCTTAATTGGCTCACAACTGGACATGGTTCAAAGCAAACTTCAGGTAATACAAATACTATGGAAGTTGCTAAATATGTATTATCTGATGGTGCCTTGCGTGAAGACGGTTTTTATATTTTTGATAAGGGATTTCTACCCTCTACGTTTAAAAAACCTTTTGTCATCACAGATAACAATTCTGAATTTATTTGTGATAAAGAATTTGATGATATACGTGATGGTAAATGGGTAATAAGTATTGATGGCGAGATAACAATCCGCGACATTACTCGTTTACCCGGTGGAAGAATCTTCGTTGAAGGTGGAAACAGAGCCTTCGACTGCAAGATAGAAGATGTTGAAATAATTGGAAAAATTATAAGTTTAACAGTTAAATATGTTAGATAATACCGGGAGGAAACTATGCTTGGTAAAGTATTTTTTGTGGTTTTATCATGCTCTTTGTTATTAAGCCCACTAACTACCTATGCTAAAAATTATCCTTGTTCTGGGAAAAAGGGTGGTGTATCTCACTGTACCTCCGATGGAAAATTTGTTTGCAATGATGGAACTATTAGTAAATCCAAAAAAATCTGTACTAAAAAATCACGATAAACTTTGCTTTTATATCTGCGCCTAATATAACAATGAGCCGCAGGCTAACCGCAAAAGTTACATACTCACATAGCAAAAAATAGCCAACTTCATTATGGCTTCAGTGAGATGTATGGTCGCAAGATTTCATACATTGACACTGGTTATACATACAGTAAAAATGCTCTCTATTGGAGGGCATTTTTTATGGCAGTACGAAAACTCACCACAGGAAAATGGCTTTGCGAATGTTACCCCGCCGGACGTAGTGGGCGTCGTGTGCGTAAACAATTCGCCACCAAAGGCGAAGCTCTGGCTTTTGAGCGCCACACGATGGAAGAAACCGAAGCAAAGCCCTGGCTGGGTGAATCAGTGGATCGTCGAACACTGAAAGACGTGGTTGAACTATGGTTCAAACTACATGGTAAATCTCTGACAGCTGGGCAGCATGTCTATGACAAATTGCTGTTGATGGTTGACGCTCTGGGCAATCCTCTTGCAACCGATCTCACCTCTAAAATGTTTGCCCACTATCGAGATAAACGCCTGACAGGCGAGATCTACTTCAGCGAGAAATGGAAGAAAGGAGCAAGCCCGGTCACCATTAACCTGGAGCAAAGCTATCTAAGTAGTGTTTTTAGCGAACTATCCCGTCTGGGCGAATGGTCGTATCCGAACCCACTGGAGAACATGCGAAAATTCACCATCGCAGAAAAAGAGATGGCATGGCTTACCCATGAGCAGATTGTTGAATTGCTGGCTGATTGCAAACGTCAGGACCCAATTCTGGCACTGGTAGTTAAGATATGCTTAAGCACAGGCGCACGTTGGCGTGAAGCCGTAAATCTTACCCGCTCACAGGTGACCAAATACCGAATTACCTTTGTAAGAACGAAGGGGAAGAAAAACAGAAGCATCCCTATCAGTAAAGAGCTTTACGAAGAGATCATGGCGCTTGATGGGTTCAATTTCTTTACAGACTGCTATTTTCAATTTTTATCCGTGATGGAAAAAACGTCTATCGTGCTCCCTCGCGGTCAACTGACACACGTTCTGCGCCATACGTTTGCGGCGCACTTCATGATGTCGGGTGGAAACATTCTGGCCTTACAAAAAATTCTCGGACACCACGATATAAAAATGACTATGCGTTACGCACATCTGGCACCGGATCACCTGGAAACTGCATTACGGTTTAATCCGCTGGCAACACTACCAACATCAATAGCAAGTTTTTGA